GATTCGCCCCTCTCTGATGCCCTAAATGACAACATGATATTCTGTTCACTTATGGTAACACTCCATATCCGTGTGGGTCTAGAGAAACAGAATTGCTGCTTAGACGAACTGTTGCCGTCATGTCAAGGTGTTGTAGAGCATCTTTTTTGTTGGGCTTTCAACCAAAAGTTGAAACGCTCCAACTTAGCAGCCATGCTCCAAAAGACAACCCTCTCCAATTATTAGTATGCACATGAGGGAAGGGAATTATAGGCGCCAGACGAGGGTTTGTGAGCATTTTGAGGGAAGTGGGATAATGGCGTCCATTATCCCTGGTACTTGCTTATTAAAAGTTCTTTCACGTATATCTCTATTCAAGTTGAAGAAAGGATTGTCTGGATCGTTACCATCGTCCAACTTATTATTTTATCGCTCCGCTTGATAATGGATGCAGATATAATTAAGCGTTGCTTATCGCGTGTTGGTTCATTCTCTAATTCCACCAACATGTCCGTTTCGGGAACCAAGTTATAGAACAACGATCAGACATCCCCGTTCAATCGTATCCTATAAGCAACCGACATTCTGGTTTTGATGAATACATGGAGCGCATTTCTGACAATGCGCGATTTACTCATTAAGATAGAACATACTCGTTGCCTGTAATTTCTGTGTATTGTTTGGGCGAGATTACTTCGAACTGCACATACATCCGAAGCTGCGCGTCCTTGGCCCAGCCTTTTTGGTAATAATAGCTCAGTCGATCAACATCGTTGTTAAACATTTGCTTTCGCCTCCAGCTCAATTAATCTAAGTTTCAGATTAGCGATAGTACGATCAAGCGCTTCATTTTTTCCTTTTAACTCTAGGATCTGAAGCTCCTTCTCAACCATCTGAGTGCCTAATATGACGCTTTGTTCTCGAAGCTCTAATGCTTCGAGCTCACGCTGCACCATTTGTCCCCCTAACGTTTCGGTAGGGTCAGGCTGTGGAATGGGTCTCAAAGCCTCGATCTCTTCTTCCGTCAGTCCGTTGCGCCAAAATTGGCTCCAGTCTACAGAAAGTGGAGGCTCTGGCGCTGCTTCACCACTCTCAGGATCATATGCGGACAGCTGATTCTGATAATCCGCATAGGCTTTCTCATAATCCTTGCGCGCCTGTTCGTAACGGTGAAGATCGAATGTTGGATCATACAATCCGTCTGGCAATGGAATCGCCACGGTGTATCCCGTGATCTTGGATTCTGGCAATGCGAATTGCTTGCTATGTTCCGAGTTAAGAGATTCCTCGATAGGAAAAACGCCCGTCACGGAATCCGCAACGAGCGTTGGTTCGATGTATAAACCGTTGATATCGGTTATGATTGCCTCTTTCATTTGCGTCCTCCTTTGTTATTGTTCGGCTTCGAATATGATTCCATCTAACGAAGAATAATCTGTTCCGTGGAATCCTACTCGCACATCTCCATCTGGCTTTATTTCCAAATTGCTAGGTGTTAGATTTCCAGACGTTACAGAAAATATATTTAATATAACGGATTTGTTAGGTCTGTATCCGATAGGAAATTTAAAAATGACCGTGCTGCTAGTTGTTGTGAACAATCCTTTTAAAAATACTAAACCGTTCCATTTTTTATACATCGCAGGGGAAGCATCGTGCGACGCAGACCCGTTCAACATTGTTGGAGCAATCCATTGTGGCGATTCTTCATCTGCTTTCTGGTTCTCGACAACACTCAAGCGGCGTTCTATATCTCCTGTGTGTTGCGCTAAATCCGAAACTACTCCTCGCAGATTCATAGCTACATTTCCGTTGATTGGTGCTGATAGAGTCGGGTCTAGCATCGTGTAGGTGACGTGGTAGACTGCGGTGGGGTCGAAGTTCTGCGGAGTAATGAAAGCAAATGAACCTCCTAAACCCGCAGCATTATTTGTCGCTATTGTGGCATTACTCCCCCTGCCATTATTACGATACGCCGACATAATATCATTGGTTCGGTATTTTAGGGCTGAATTAGGAGCGTCCTTATGATTAATCAGGTAGTTAAGTCCTAAGGTCACGGTATTCGCTTTCTCTCTCAGCACAATGCCGCTACCTACCTCGACCACGTTAGAGCCTTCACATAGCGTCAAACCCGTTTCATAGTTGCGTACAGGTTCGACAGTTGGTTTTGTTTTGAGGTATTGAAGGCGGTATGGTTGCCAAGTACTATCAACACTAGGAGGGGCGGTAGGCAAGGTTAGAGTTGCCGCGCCAGAAGATAAAGCATCTGCACCAATAGCGATCCATATTCTATCACCATTTCCGTTATATTGTGCTGACCAATCAGAAGAAAGAGCCATACGCCACCCCAAGAAATACGCCTTGATCTCGTCGGCAGTCGGTTCGTACGCATCTCCCCATCCGCTGTCTGTGTTGGAGATAGAAATAATAAGCGCATGATTTGAAGTCGAATGCCAGAACGATTCGCTTATGATATCAGCACCAGTAGATGATCCACCAACCACCAATAGTTCTCCGTTGTATTTTACAGATACTGGTTTTTTAGAATTGTCTCTGCCTATGGCGAATCCAGCTATTTTAACGGTTTTTACTCCAGCTTTTGGCGCTGCGTCATACACCCACGGCAACGCTCCGTCCAACTTAACCTTTTTCCACTTCTCTAACACGTAAGGTAATCCATCATCACCTGTAAACAACACGTCAGCATTCGATCCATCAAGAGGATTTGCGGCAAGTTGGCATTCGGCTGCCCACATGGAACATGATTGTGGAGCGAATGGCTGTGGCGTGGTCGTTGGCGTGAGTATCGGTTTTTTGAACTTACAGCTCGGCAAAGAAGTATTCCCGTCAACATTTCCTAAATGCACCGATATGTGGGTTGTCCCTGTTGGCGTTGTGAAGCTTGCTTGCTGACTTTTAGTGTAACGGACTATTGATTGCCCACCAATTAGCTCGTTGTTTGCGTCCCATGCATTTACGCCTATCAATCCAGTGTGTTCGACACTAAGCGTCATGGTGGTTTCCTCAGCAACCCTCAAGTAGTAATTTACGTCATCCGGTATTGGAGTTGTTATTTCAAGTTCATAAAGATCATGCAGTTTTTTATTGCCGTTATTTGCCCACTCCGTAAACGGTGGCAACAGATTGCCGCTAGTCGCGATAGCATACGGGTTCGTGACGTTTGTCATGCTGTCTACGTACGGATATTTTGCAGCGACCTGTTCAGATGTCATTGTCGCGATAGCATCGTACTCCGTCTGGCTTATTTCATAGAGACGAATATTGTCGAAGTTCACCGCACCCACTGCGTTGTTAACTGAGAAATATATGCCGATTAACTTTTCCGTACCTGTTGCAACGAAGGCGCAGGTACTTGCCGCCATCCCTACACTGATCCTATTACCGTTGTGGTCCATCGCATCCTCTTTGCGAAGTACAACCCACGCGGACATATCACCCCTGACAATACCGACCGACGCAATCGCCACATAATGAGCCCCAGCTTTCAACGCCGTACTCAATGGTGCAAAACATGCATACGTGCTCCCCATATTCGCTGATTCCCACGTCGCAAGCATGCCTTTACCCAACTGCACCTCGAACCAAGTTGGGCGCGCTGCTCCTGCCTTAACGCTAAACGCCGAAGCATCCTCACACGCTCCCGCACGTCCAAGAAGGTTTATCAACGTCCGCCCCTTAATACTCCCAACATTAAACGGCGTATCCTGATCAGATTCTACAATCTGAACACCCGGCTTCAGTGTAATCTCCTTATGTTCCGCGTCAGCAAGGACAGCCTCGTTCAGCTTTCCCGCTTCATTTAAGCGAACAACGCCACTCTCAGAAGGTTCACTCGTCACATCGCGGTGATCGACCGCGTTGTCCTGCAATTCCTGCAACGCTTCATAAGTCGTATTCGCCTGCCAGTTCAGCCATCCGGCAGGGGGCTTGTCCTGTGCTTTCCAGCCTTCCTCCAGTTTGTGTTCAGGCGGCTGAATCCCTTGTGCCTTCCAAGTAGGCAATGGTTTCTTGAAACTCATAGCTTCACCTCATTTATGATCTGCTCTTGATGATCGTGATCATCTTGAAGGCATATTTTCACTGTTATTCTGTAATGTCTATTATAAAAAACTCATTCTTTGACATTGCTAATCGTTGTGGACAACCGTAAACGTCAAAGCAAACACTGCGTGTAGATGTTCAAAAAAAGAGCTTCTCAGCTACTCAAATGTATAGAGTCTGAAGATGGAAGAAGCTGAAGATGAAAGAATTGCATCTAGCAATTCCGGTAATATCAGAAACACACATCTGACTTCGTATTGCCTTGGATCGCTTCGAGAATGAGTGTACATTCAACATGGAATCTGATTATGAATCTCCTTTTGTATCATAGGATGACTCTTAGGACACTCTAGGAGCCTGCCTATAAGGGTAGCTCATAATCATCGCCCGGAACATACAGATCCCCTAATGTTCCGCCGCCGAGCATGTCATCATCAGTTAGACCATGCTCGCTGGTCTCGACCTGACCCATCTGAGAAGAGAGCGCAAAGGTACCCGTCAGCTCTACCTCGCCGACACGAACGCCTGCGGCGACGACATTTTCGACCAAGGACATAAACTGTGCCGGGCTTAGCCCAACCTCATTCAGCTTCGAATAAGGGACTTCCTTGACATGGATCGCCGCAGGCTCTGGCTGCTTCGGATCGTCATACTGCTCCGTAATGCGGAACTCATGATAATCCGTCTGCAGAGCAAGCGCCAGCACTTCAATGACGGAATCCAGATTGCCGCTCGCGTTCATCCGAGCAAGCTTGGAACGAAGCAGCAGACGATATACCTCGTCCGTCGCTTGGCCTCTCGACTGCCCCAGATTGTGGCCAATCTCATCGAGCGTCGTGCCTTCTGCTTCCTCAATGCTTTTCCATAAAGAGATCTGCTGAATCGTCTCGCTAATAACGTTCATTTCCTTCAGCCAGACCTGAACAAGCTTCGAAAATACACTGTCTTCTTTCGCCACCACATCTGGCAGCAGCTTCATGACTTCTTCCAGCTTAAACATGCGTGACCGCCACCTTCACTCGCTCAGGCGCTACCCGAGCCACATGATACAGGGGAATATCCACATTGCCTGTCATCCATGCACCGTCACCCAGCTTTACGCGAAGTTCGGTTACTTCCTCAATACCCGCTACATTCTGCACCGCAGACAACAGTTTGGAATACACCACGCGTGTCCCTTGGGAAAGGCCCATATAATCCTGCTGGTCTGCACCAACGCCGCCAATGTATTGGGCGACTGCCGTTTGAATCGCTGTCTCGCCATCTGCTGAGAACGATGCATGGACCAGCACTTCTGCCTCAACATAGACATCCAGCATCGTCATACGGCTGAATCGAACCTTGTGCTGACCTCCGCTCACATCGCTCACCGTGATGGCATCTGTGCCATCTGTTCCGATGCCAGCGGCCTTTTTATCAAAAATCGTCTTCGCAATCTGCTCCGATTGACCGCCATATACATAAGCGCGAATGGACTTCGCTGGAATGCCTTCCTCGCTCTCCTGCATCGAGTCATTGACTCGAACCGATGCGGAGCGAACATCTGGAAGCTGCAGCAGCGCAGTTGCAATCGCATCCACTGTTGCCGCATGGCTGCCGTCCCGTGAGGCGCGAAGCCTGTCGCGGAATTCCACATCATTTTCCCGCTCGCGGCCATTCTGCATGCTGCTGTGATTCACGACCGCTGTTACATCTCGGTCCGTATTCAGCATCTCGGTGATCATGGCTGCTGCCACATTGCCAGAGGAGCCTGGCTCATTTGCCACGACCGACACACGACCTTTCCCATCCGCACCAATCTCACATGGCGCGATGGTTGAGAACCAAACGCCCGTGCGGGTTCCCACTTGGAAGCCTGCCGGCACGATGTATCCGCTTGTGCCTGTAAGCTCGACTTCGCCGTTTGCCACCTGCTCCATTTTTCGACGCAAGCCATAAAATACCGCCAAAGCATCCAACTGTACGCCTGTCGCATATTGAATGTAGGACTCGTGATAGACAAGCTCCACATCCTCCCACAGCACAGACAAATGCCACGAAAACAGCTGCAGCATCATCCCAAGCGGCGAGGTTGCAGATGTATTCACATCCTGTCCCAATTGCTTCGTCAACTCCATGACCATGTCTTCATAAATCTCGTTGTACGTCTTACGCTTCAAGCCCGCTGATGTTAACATCCTCTAATCTAACCTCCTCTCCTTCGAGTCCCGTGCATACCATCTGAATGGTTGCCGATCGACTCGCCTTATCCCAGACGACTTCAAGCTCATCGACAGATCGAATGCGCTCTTCCTCCGCAAGACAACGCAGGATCGCCTCGCGAATGGTGTCCTCCGTCACCTGCTTGCCAAGCAAGCCTTCTGAATCAAGTCCCATATTAGGGTCAAAAAAATACTCGCCTAAGCGAGTTCCTAATCGTATCTGCACCGATTGCGCCAGCTCCTGCCGACCTTCGATCCATGCGATCTGGCCTTGAGACAAGACCAAATCTCCTTGTTCCAGCGTCCAAGCCTTCATCCGCCTCCCACCTTTCCAATCACGACGCCGCCGGATTGATGGGCTTCCGTAAATACAACCAGTACGCGGCTGCCGATCTGAAGGGAAGAGGAATTCGGCTGCTCCAGCACGGGAAGATAATAGCGAATGAGTCCTTGCTCCCCTTCCAACTCTACATCTGCGGTAGCACCACTCATGCTCACAATCGTTCCGATCCCAGCTGCCCTTGCTTGATCCAGCTTATAATCGATCCATGCCTCCAGGGCACCCACTGCTTGATTTGCTGCCATCTGCATCCTCCTCTCTAGCCTTTGACCAGATCCACTTCTGTCGTAAATTCATCATCGGACAGCGTATGCCGCCCTTTTTTCACTTTGTAATCTCCTTCAAAATCCTCGCTCACCAAACGAAGCTTCGCTCCTGCATATAAACGATAGTGCAGCAGCGACTTCACGCGTACGCCCTTCACCTTCTCTTCTTCGAACGACTCTGGACTTTCGATAAGTCCACTCGCAGGAGACAATTCCAAGGTCATGGAAGCGGAATGATGTTTAGATCGAAAGCGCAGCTGTCCTTGCTGCGTGTACGTGCTCGTGCCGCAAGCCTTGGCCGCACGCTGCACAGCCTCAAGCGCATCCCCCTTGGCCGTAAACCCTTGGGTATAGGTGTAATCCTGATCCAGCTGAATCGGGCCATGAGAGATCTTCGCTCGACTCAACAGATCGCGGATAATCTCGCTTGCCTTCGTGCCTGGACGATACGATTGCTGCAGCGTTACCTTGCTGCTGTTCACGACATCCTTCACCTGCAGCGTCGTAACGCGGTCCATCTGCTCCCGCTGCGTGCGAACTTCAACAATTTTGCCCTGCAGCACAGTCCCGAGATCAGTGCCATAGCCTGCGTTTACGATCACTTTCATACCTGTCTTCAGGTTGGCCAGCGTATGCTTGGAAAGGTTGTACAGCTCAATCGTCGACTCATTCGGCTCCTTGTCATCGTCAAACTCTACGCTGATCCGCATCGCAATCTCTCCATACCGGAACTGATAGCTGCCGATCAGCACCTCGCATTGCCGCCTATACATAGATGCCATTGTCTTCACCCAGATGAATGTGTACGGACTGGCCGAACGTATCCCACGTCACCTGCTCGCCCACATTTTCCCCATACACAACGATCGTCTCCACAGGGAAATCCGGCGTTTCCATGCTTTCGAACAACGGAACGCCCCATACAAGCTTGACGCCGCTCACAAGCAGCAGATCTTCCAAGGACAGGTCGATCGTAAAATAATCGTGCCGCGCATTGTAGCGTATCTCAAACATATACGTTCGTCCGCCCAGCTCCATATCAAAGGAATATGGAATCAAGGCTTTATCAATCGTTATGATCGCCATACCCATTCCCCCTTTCTGTTTCTTTGCTGTCGACGCCTAATCAATTTTCAACACCATGCCCTCACGAAGCCAGGATCTTGGGTTGATGTTCGGGTTGCGGGCCTGAAGCTCAAGCACAGAAATGCCGTGTAAAAAGGCCACCGTGTTCCATGTCTCCCCAGCACGCACGGTATACGTACGAATCGCATTCTGGGCTCCGGTGTTCTGCCCCTGCTGCTGCTTCGTCGCCTTCTTCCCAATCGAGAGCACCATGCCTGCTGGCGGCGGAAAGTTCGGGTCCAGATGCGGATTCCATGTTCGCAGCTGATACGAGTCCACCTGATAGCTCTTCGCAATGGTTTCCCATGTCTGTCCTGTTCGGATGAGATGCTCCTTCGGCGTCGGCAGGTAGCTCGTGTTGCGTTTGCCGGAGCGGCTCTTGGCTTTCAACGCCGCCTGTGACTTGCCTGGAAGACCCTTGTAAGCAACCTTGACGAGCTGAATTTCTTTTAGAGTTAGTGAGAAGCTCATGCCGTTCGCAATCGAGTAATCGTGCGAGGTGCGAAGACTCGTAATAACCGCATTGACCATCGAATTGCGCCCTACATATTGAAGCACCTTGCCTCCATTCATCGCAGCAACCAGCCGATGCCGATAGTTGGCAGCTTGAGGTCCTAGCAGCAGTCCTTCAAGATGGAGGGTAACGCCTTCCTTTTGAATATGGTCGGTAATCGATCCGCCCTTCTCAATGTTGTGGCTGCTCACCTGCACACTGTATTCCGGTTCCTCCGAGGTAACAAACAGCTCAACGCCGCCCAAGCGGCTCATTTGCGTACTAATAGGACATCATGCCTCCTTTGCTCACCGGCGGGGGCAGCGGCACCTTGCTCGTAATGCCTCTTTCAAAGGAGCGGAACGCACTTTCATACTGCTCTCTGCAAATGCGCTTGATCTCCTCGATCATCTTCCGATCGATATAGCCATTGACGTTCAGATTCATCACCACTTGGCTGTTGGCATTGACGTCGACGGTTTGCGGGATCGTCCTTGCTGAAGCATTGCTGTTAGCCGCAGGGGGTGCGGATACAGGCTCCATCGGCGTCCCCATAGAGGTATATGGCTTCGTTGAAAATGTCGCCGCAGGCGGTGTTGCCAGCATTCCCGGATGCGGCTGTGGTCTTGGAGCACTTGGCTCTGGAGAAGCATCCGTTGTATTCTGGTTCTCAGCAGGAGCTGTTGTCGGTGATGGCGTTGGCACATTCGAGCTAGCTGGTAGTGTACCGAACGTAGGCGGAATCGTATGCTGGAAGCCTGGATTGGAAGTCGACGCTGCTTGGTTTGCAGCTTCTTTAAAGGCACGCATCTGCTCCGCATTTTTACGAATCTGCTCTTCGGTCAACTCTTCTTCCTTCTTTGTATTCTTCTCAAGCTTAGGCAGCAGCCATTTCTCTGCCGCATAAATCCCTGCATCTAGTGCGAATCCTCCAATAAGTCCCATTGGCGTAAATCGCGCAAAGCGGCTAACTTTGTTTACGACCTTGGCACCTGTAAGAATCTTCTTCGTCCAGCTCAATGCAGACGAAGCCGTGCTTGCGGTTGCGGCTAGATCGCGTCCCGTTTGAACCGTGTTGATAGCGGTTTGGGCAGCTACAGCTAATGATTTATCTTGCTGCCCCACTACTGATTGCATTGTCTTATCCGCCGCTGCTTGAGCTGTATCAGAATTTGTAAATAAAGCCATTGCAGCTGTTCCCGCTAAACTAGTAATTCCTGCTCTTTTCGCGAATTTACCTTTTCCTAAGCTCCACCAGCTCTTGCCTTTTCCTTCTTGGAGATTTGGCACATTGCTCGGTTTTGTATTCGTAGGTGGTTTATTGGTTTTAGTATTTTCATGCGCAGATAATTCGCCTTTATCAATTGATTGCCTATTGTTAGACTTTCCAGATCGATTTTTCTTTTTTTTGCTTTTGGATTTACGTTTTCTTCCCTTACCTTTAGTCTTTTTCCGTGTCTTTTTAGTTTTCTTCTTTTTTTTATCTTTCTCTTCTGTTTCAACTGTATCTGAGGTAGTAACCGTGTCATCTGAAGAATCTACATCTGATTCAGAATCTCGACTATTACAGTTACATTTGCAATTACAGTTGCATACAACACTCTTAGAATTTTTCGATAAATCTGCGACTGATTTCTGATCTTCATTTCTTAAACCACCAAGTATTTCTTTTACGTTGTCTCCAAAATCCAAAGTTGTATTAAAAGCACCTAAGATATCGCTAAAGGGTTTGACTAGTTCTGCTACACCATTAGCACCTTTCATAAACGAGCTGTCTTTCAATTCTTTAACCCATGGTGGTAAATCCTTGTCCTTCTCATCGCTAATCGCTTTTGCTATTTTGGAAGCTAGCTCATCAGCAGTAAATTGATTTCCACTGATTTGAGAGGTAAAGGCGGTAGTGAAGCTGCTAATATTACTTGATAGAGTGGACATCCCTAAAGATATACTAGATGCTTGATCCCATAATGATATCGTTGCTCCAACTAATCCGGGAAGCTGACTGCTTAATGAAGTCACTGCACTTTCTAGACCCGCCAGTCCAGGAATGGCTACAGCTTGTCCACTCCCTTGCGAACCGCCTAATGCCGATTTTAGACTGGAGCTAAGTTGTTGACTTGTCTTCGCTAGCTGTGAGGTCAGATCCTGAACGGAGTCCTTCGTGATCGACAGCACCGGGTCCAGCTTCTTCAACCGTTCATTCATCGAGCGCAGTTCTTGCTTTATTCGTACCGAGGTATCATCCATTTACTTCCCTCCTTTCCCGTACAGCCAATCCATGGCGGCAGCAGCCTCGCACAGCTCTTCAATGCTCATGCCGCAGGCCGTCTCATAAGAAATACCGCCCCGGCTCTCCAGCACAACCTGCCAGAGCAACTGCCGGAGCGGATTCTGAGAAATGGATGAACTATACGTCGGATGACTCGGATCCCAAGGGCGTGTCAATCATGCCGAGAAAGCGCGCACACTCCATCCATAGCGGCGTCAGCACTTCTGTGTGTTCCGAAAGCGCATCCCAGTCCAAGCGCGGGGAAACAATGACATACTGCAGGAAAAAGTCCATTGAATCCTCCAGTTTCCAGCCTCCATCGCTTTTGAGAGCGGTATCATACAGGCGCATCAGCGCACGAGCCCCCGGATGCTGAATCACATATTCCTCTTGTTCAATCGTAACCGTCTTCTGCTTGCTCATTTCCATTCCTCCTAGATGATCTTTGCTTTGTGGATTGATTTATACGGCGTGTGTGTAATCCAGCACCTGAATCTCGAACTCGCGATCCTCAAGCTCTGCGCCATAGTTGGCCGCAGGGAGCTTCTTAATCACCGCCTGTGTACCGCCAATACGCTCACGAGGGGAGTTGTGAGAGACGACCCAAATGCTGAACATGCTCTTCTCGCGCGCTAATTTGTGCAGCAAGCTTAGCTGCGGGGAAGTGGACATCAGCGTGAGCTTGATTGTGCCAAGAGGGTTGTTCTTATGCGCGATCGCTACCTCACCGCGAGCACCTACGTGTGTAACGGTGTGCTCTTCATCCTTTTCACAGGCAACAAAGGTGTTCTCTCCAAATCCCGTCAAATATTCGCCGTTGACAATAACGGACACTTGCTTTGCATCATAAATGCCAATACTCATTTGCTTGCACCATCCTTATCGTATCGATTTCGATTTATCTTATATGAAACGTACTATCTGGCCTGCTATTAAAAGCGAATAACGCCCTTCACGCGCACCGTGTGCACAGCCCCCGCGATCTCAAACCAGAATGATCCGCCCTTGTAATGACGGCTTGCACGGTCGGCTGGCTCGACCTCATTGCGAAGCAGGAAAGAGGTGCCGAACAACGGCTCACCGCTGTCGTCCTCTGCAATAATGCCCTGACGGAACGCTTCTTGAAGGACGTTTACAACCGTGCTTTCAATCTGAGCAATCCCTGCATTCGTGTAAGGAACCTTGTCCGATTGGTTCAGCAGATGCTGAATCTCCGCTTCCATGCGAGCGCGAACATAGTCGCGGGACATGATTACATCAATATATTCACCGGAAAGTGTCTTACCTTCAGAAGTACGAGCCTCACCCTGCTTGTTCACATATGTGATGCCGCCGTTGTCGTGAATCTCCATCAGCTCGGTAGCGGAGACTGGCATCGCGGTAATATCGGCGCACGTCTTGAATTTCCAAGTCACGCTGCCAACATCGTAGGAGCCTGTGCTGCCGACCAAGGCTGCATCTGGATACAGGGTGTCATCGCTATGGTAAAAAGCTACGGTGCGGGTATAAGCTTTGGCATGAAGAGCTTGAAGCCGTGCTTTATCCGCCACACGTGTGACAAACACACGATAGTCATCCTGTTCAATAGCTGCAGCGAGAGCATCCACCGTTGCTGGCGCAGCATCTGCAGCCAATAGATAATACCAGCCGCGATCCATGACCTGGCGAAGAGTCTCTACAGAATCGCCGTTTTCACCACTAGCCACCATCGCAATTCGTGCAGGCGCGTGATCGCCCTGAGCGAAGATTGCTTCTGCCATTTTCGTTTCCGGCGTATCCGCGCCAAAATCCTTTTTAACGGACTCCAGATCACCATATTCCTTATAATCACTGCCTGCTGTTGTCTTGCCCAGGATCAGCGGCATCGCGAAGGATACGCGCCCCGTCGGCTTCTGCAAATCAATCGTTACTTGTACATCTTGTAGCGTCATTGTACTGTCACTCCTTTTTAATGTTCCTGTTCCTAAAAATGTATGGCTGAAATTCCTCTATACGAGTTGAGCAAATGATCGTTTTCGTTCAACCTATATAGCGTTGTAGGCCTGATCTAAAGAACTTTGGCCTACGCGTTCTCTTGCGGCTGCCACTTCACATCATCAATGGTCTCGTTAAGCGGCAGCTTTCTGATAAATTGGTCCTGCATGCGCAGTCGAACCTGAACGATTAATTCTTCTTTGCCGCCCTGCATCTCCCAGCGCGGAGCATGGATGCGTACCAGTGCGGCAGGTATCTCATCCAAAGCGTCGACACCAACTGTGCTCAACCAACCAATCACTTCACGGCATTGCTCCACCCGGCTCATGCGCGATGCTCCGCGGATGAACAGCCTCCACTCCATGTCGACCAGCTTATACAGCTTGTCGTTCTTCTCCCGCTCCTGCGGCGTGCAATCGTTGTAAGGCTCGACCACGTCATAAGCAAGATGCGTGATTGGCGTGTCGCCCTGCACCTCGTCTACAGCCAGCACGGGCAGCTTCATCGCGGCTCCCAGCGGTACAAGCCATTGCTGAACCAGTTCCCGATACACAATCACCCTCCTCACCTCCTTCGCTGATCGCTTCCATAGGAATGAGATATCCATAGTAATCGATCAGCTCTTCATGATGACCACCCAATCGTTTGATCTGTTCACGATGTCCACACTATCATTTTAGATTACCGAACACATGTTTGGTTTATAGGTTTTTGATAGATTCTTTATCATTTTTTTAAAGGATTTTGATAAAGTCTCATAGAACATATGTTCTGTTTTTGAGCAAAAAAAGAGAGAGCTTTACTCCGCTTTCTTCGTCACGACACAAAGATCAGGCCGATCATTATTTCGAGATTCGTACCACTTTCTTCACATGATCCCATTCGACTTTCGCCTGCAAAGCTTCGCTCACGGCTCTTGCTGGAACATACGTGACGCCGTTAATAAGCAATCCTTCTTTTTGCGGCTGTCCATTGACGAATACTTGTACCTTGTCCATGTCTGCTTGCCCCTCTTCTGTAGCCAATGCTGATCGCAACCGTGCCCACGGGAACTTCGGTCCCGGACAATTCGCCTTGCGAATGGGGTCAATATCGCAATGCCCAATCACATGAACGGAGTCTAATAGCAGCTTCTTCCCCCAGATTCGCTCCACTTCCTGTTGTATATAGCGATGCAGCCATATGCTTGAGGCAAATTGAGGCTCTGTCAGGTCTCCATCCATTCCCTCATGTTCAATAGAAATCGTATATTTGTTGGGATTGATCCCTGGACGATCTCGAACAACCTTGGCAGGCGCCTTCGTTGTTCCTGTTGCCGTTAAGCCATTGGCCCACGCCATTCTCCGAATGTCTACATATTGATGAATGCGGCCATCCTTCGCGACACCAAAGTGCGCCGAGGACACATTATTGCTGGCGCTCGTAAACCAGCTATCCATACTGCTCATCGAGCCTGACGAAATGTGATTCACAATGGCACACGGCACATATCCGTCTCGACTGCTGCTGTTGGTGTACTTATTGCCCATTTGGATAATTGCCATTGGAGCCATCTCCTTTCTCTTGCAGTTGTTCTAAGATCTTTTTGACAAAGGAAGGCAGTGGGACGTTCAGCACCCCAAGATTCTCTACGATGCTGATCCCTTCCCGTCCAACATAGAAATAAATCGCCATCGTGCGGAAAATTGGCGAGTGATCTCCCACGTACTCATCCAGCATGACTGCTAGAGCAATCACCACAAAGATAATCGCCTTGCGAATACCGCCCCAGAACATAATCTCACTGTTCAGCGTCCTCGTTCGGATCGCTCCCAGAACTCCTGTTACGTAGTCCGCGATCATGCAAAATACTAGGATGCGCAAGGAAATATCCCATCCGCCCAAAAACATGCTCCCGATCGTCCCGATGACCGACACCCCCAAGCTGATCCAATTCTCTTTCATCGCTTCACCTCCTAGAGGAAATAAAATAGCCCTCGATAGATTCGAGGGCTTTCATGTTAAATCTTTAATTTCTTGTATATCCAGATTTTCAATTCTAAGAAACTAAATAAAACAATCAATATCTGATGGTTTCCAGAAATTTTTTTTAGTCGTGCCAAGTGTATATAGATTGACACTAAAATTGTAACTTGCAGAAGAATCACTGTAACAGTGCAGTCGAATAAATTCTGGTTGAGAAACTGAGTAGGTTTGAAGACTATTAAACTTTCGATCCCAGCCTCCACTATTACTAGTCCTTTCAGTATACGTTGAAAATTTACCGTCAGGGTCTATATTTGAAATAAGTGAACCATATGACCAAATTCCTCCACCAGTCCCGCTCCATTCGACTTGTTGTGTACTACTACTAACTTTCATTGGATGGACTGAAACAACAGCTATTTGAGAATAAGAGGAATAAATTTCAAGCTTCAAGTTATCAGAATTTAATGTTATGTTTCCTCCAGCAGAGTACCCTTTACGTAAGGGCATAATAAAGTTATCAGTTCCTGCTCCTGAATAAATAATAACATTATCAACTGTCACTTCTATTAAATCAACATGCCTAGTAATTGAATTTGATGCATTTGGGGTATTACAACTAAAAACATTGATATAAACAGGTTCATTTATCCCCGTTACATCAAAAGTTATCAAATCACTCTCGACATCTACATTGCTATAATCATATGATAATAACCCCAAATTATTTGCATATGCATTCTTTTCTCTTGTTAGAGTAATTCTACAATATCCAAAAGTTGAAGAATTATTTTGACGTGTTGAGATTTTTACCGTTAAGTTTGTTCGACCAGTTAGATCAATAGGGATCGATGTTCGCATGGAAGCTGATGCATTCGGTCCTTGTGCATACATTCTCACAAAATCTGTATGAGAGAACTCATAATAGTATCTCCCTCCATTCCCGATTGATGAACCTAAACTCGCATACATTTTTATAGGCTTCAGTGGTTGAAGATAATTTGATACCATTTTCCAAGTAGTCTTATCTTTAGCATATAACACCTTAACTGGCTTCCAAGCCCCTGAATCTCTGCTATAAATTTTTTTAGGATTCTTCCATAATCCACCATCTTTAATTTCAAAAGGCATTTATTTCACCTCCTATATTTGAATCCATATGTCTCCATCCGTTCCCCCAGAAGGTGCTGCTGTTGAAATGATAATAGTTGTATTTATCCCCTTGTTATTTCGTACAATAGCTGAACCACCTACTGTGACCACTTTTGATGCCGTAATGTCAACACTTCCGCCTGCAATTTCATTTTTTATATGCAAATCTTTTATACCTGCATTTGGATAACCAATATACCCACTTCTTGTCGAGGGAGAAGCAGTTCTTGCAAAAAAAGAAAGATAAGAATGGTCAGCACTTCCACCTTTAAGAGCTATGTTGTTACCACCTGCATGGGACTCTACAGGACCTGTTATCACTCCACCACTTCGTGGTAAACTCGCATTTTTGGCATTCCCCTCCGCCTGATTAGCCTTCGCCTGCGCCCCCGCAGGAGTCTCCTTCGCATCCCAAGCTGCTTGCTTAGCGGCAGTCACATGCAACCCTGCATCGGCAGTATGCGCATCAAAATCCGACTTTTTCACCGCCCCAATAGCCCCTGGCGTAACTCCAGCTACCTTCTCATCCGTATAAGCTTTCGCCTCGGATTTAGCCGTCTCTACTCCAGCATGAGCATCCAAAAGTCCCTGCTCAATACGATTCAAGTCGGCTTCCTTCACAACTTCATCAAACTGCCAATTCGTTTTTCCTGTGTAATTCATTTATTCAACGCCTCCTTTACTTGAATGGTTTGCCAGGAACATCGTGTCCGCCTTAATCGGCACATGCACCTCGTTGCTGCTGACCACGTGTCCATCCTTATCCCTCATACAGATTGGAAAAAGTCATCTCATCGTTTAAACGAGTGAAAAAAATAGCCCTCGAAATTTCGAAGGCTTATTATTTGATAAGAATTGTAATTGGAATAAATTTATATTTTTAGTGCAATTTCACAGATCAAATGACTTCAGCCTAGAATCACATTAATTTATACTGGTTCTCACGAAAGCTGTAAAGATTAATCTTTCACATTTTCTTTGATGATTCTCTAATTTTTGCCAAACTACCCTTCAGTCTTCTCCAATAACCTTTCCCATCATTTATATCACCTATGGGATGGCTTAGTTCTTGTTTATCTTTAGAAAACTTAGTCTGATCTGTAATTTTCAAAACAAATCTATCATCCATATTAATTCACCGCCACTATACTAATTTCTTCAAAAGTCTGATTATCTAAACTTATTATTATCTTATAATTACCTGATCGAGATGAAATGAACGGAAATGTGATACTGCCCTTTTTTAAAGAGACCTGATGATTAATATCAGTTCCTATAATTTGAATTGTTAAGCTTCCTTGATAATCAGTTAGCTTCAAATCATCATATCTGAGTACCTCTACATTGATTAAAGCTTTGTCTTTCCCATCTGCTTGAATCTCATTTTTATCAGTCCATACATTTAGCTTTTCATTACTAATTAGTGTCTTCAGTTCATTTCCACCTATACTCTCACATAAAAATAGAAAACCGTTCTCCTCTTTATACGTTTTCTTCATTGATTGTTCAACTCCCATCTATATATGAAGTGAATAGGAATAGTATACTGTTCCATAAAGATATTCATCATCTCGGCTAAATCTATAGGATATATCTAAAGAATTAGAGAATGGAAGTCCATGCAATCTGTTATTATAGTCACTTCCACCTGTAATACCCAGATAATTATTACTGCTCCATACACTGTACATCCCAACAGAATATTGCCCATCTAATGTTACAACTATAGATGTGTTTCTGGACTCAACATTTCCTCCATTTGGATAGTCATAATATAACCAATTAAATACTCCCGAGCCTTGGACATTAAAAATACTTACGTAATCATTGTTGAATTTTCTTATGGAGTTACTCCCTTTAAAAGTAGACATTTTCCCCCCCACTGCTTTCCACACACTCCCATTAAAGAATTCAAGTTGACCATTCATTATGCGAACCTGACCCGAATCTAGATTATTTGTCCACCCTCCCCACGTCCCATTCATCTTTCTACGAGTATAAGAGTAGTTATTATTAAAATTGAAAGCTGTCTGAGTCATCCATAAGTTATTGTGTCTTATGATCTCAACATAATACCACTCACTTGACGGTGCATTTGCCATAACGCTGCCCATATACCAGCCAGTTGGTCTATCATCATTTAGATTACCGTTGCTTATGTTGATTGCAAACCCCAAGTCATCAGTAACTCGCACTCTTTGCCAAGGCAGGCTATTTGTAAAATTTTTGGCATTTGTTTCTGCTTGAGTTGCCTTACTCGTTGCATCAGCCTTAGCGGCAGCTAATGCCACATCAGCCTTCGCCTGCGCCCCTGCAGGAGTCTCCTTCGCATCCCAAGCTGCTTGCTTAGCAGCCGTTACATGCAACCCTGCATCGGCAGTATGCGCATCAAAATCTGACTTTTTCACCGCCCCAATAGCCCCTGGCGTAATCCCATCTACCTTCTCATCGGTATAAGCTTTCGCCTCGGATTTAGCCGTCTCTACTCCAGCATGAGCATCCAAAAGTCCCTGCTCAATACGATTCAAGTCCGCTTCCTTCACAACTTCATCAAACTGCCAATTTGTTTTTCCTGAGTAACTCATTTATTCAGCGCCTCCTTTACTTGAATGGTTTGAAGGAGCATCGTGTCCGCCTTAATCGGCACATGCACCTCGTTGCTGCTGACCACGTGTCCGTCCTTATCCTGCAGCTCGATCAAGGACACGGTCTCGACAGCGCCCTTCGGGATAAGATACTGGATCGACAGTAAATTGTCTGCCAGATCAACATGCTCAAATGTCGAAATGACATAGCTGCCATTAAGCACCACCTTAGTAATGCGTCCTTTCGTATAAGCAGCAATGTCGCTTAAAAATGCGGTTGGTATCATTTCAAGATCACCTCTTCTCCCGCTACCGCGAACGGTGTCTTGCCTACATGCCATGATGTAGACAAACGAGCTTGCCGATCGAGCTCACGCATCGTTATCGATTCTTTCAGCTCAATGTCACTTTGAATCGATGTATCCTGCTGATACACCATGTTGGCGGGCTTAATCGTCTGAATGGTATAGTCTACTTCACGAAAGACCGGAGCGTCCTTGATATTAGTTGTCACCCTTAACAGGAACTCCGAAGGGTCAACATTCACGGCCGTACGGCCCTCGCCGATCAGATAATCCAGCCGGTTTTGCAAATAACGCACAGTAAACGGAGGTTTTGTCGAATAACGATTGATAACGCGCATGCGCCGGAATTCCAAGGTTTCCAAAGCAGGATCGGCACGAATGCCAAGGATATCCTCATGACGCTTAATGGTGTCGGCGTCTGCTGCCTTAATAAATTGATTATCGAGCAGACGAAGGAGCTGCTTATCCAGCAGCTCCAGTTCCACCTGTTCCGTATCTGTTAGTTCCTTGAAATCTTCGATATCCTCATAGAACTCAGGCAAATGCTTCAAGAGACGATTCATACGATCACCCCTACTTTCGTGAGGATCGGAATATCTTCACTTCCGAGCGTTACATTGCTTCGAATACCAGACTGTCCGTTGTAAATCATCTGTGTATCCAATATATCCTTTACTCCCGAAACACCAAGAATGCGGGCGTCGATCTGAGCAATGCGAACGACGATCTCACTTTCACGTTCCCATGACTTGCGAAGCTCATTAAAATAGCTCTCAACAGCTGCTTCCACATCCGGTTGAATCTGAGGACCGGTAATGCCTTCTTCCAAGGTTAGGATGACTTCAACGTAAAAATAGCCATCTTGCACGCTGGCGATCGTAACTGTGTGTCCAATAGGCGCCAGTCCAATACCCGTTCCTTGTTGGGTTGGATCAATTTCATTTTGCAGCTCTTGAATCAGTACATCTGATGGACGCTTATAATCTGAACCGATCACGGTACATTTGACCGTGCCTCCACCTTGCCAGGTTGGAAATACCTTCACTCCCCCAACACCGTTTTGCGCTCGAAGCTTCTTTTTATAATCTGCTATGTTTCCGCCGAAGCTCTGCTCATTCACCGCTGCATAATAACGTGCACGAAGCTCTTCATCATCTTCTTCATCCTCACCGCCAACCAATACCTCGCCTAGCTCGGCGCGGACTAGCTTGTCCACATATTGAATAGGCAGCATGGCACCAAACAGCTTGTTGCCGATCTCGCCTGTTGTTTCGCATTCGAGCATATATTCTCCAACTGTCAGCTTTTCCCGAACCACATAGTTCAGCTCATCGATGGCGAATCGGCTGCCAATGGGAACATCCACTGGCACCTTTTTATCCCCGTAAAAATAGCCTTTTCGCTTTGCAGCTGTCGCCGGCTCTCGATTGACTCCATATTCTGCGCATCGAAGGGACAGGTACTCGCCCGAGGTCGTCGTTACAAAGGACAGCTTCATCTGCTCCTCCAGCTCTTCATAAAGCCCAGCCATCTCCATGGCAGCAGGCGCAAGCGCATCATAAATAATACTGCCTTCCCGCTTGTCAATCGTATTCGGAACACGGCTCAGCATTCGCTGCAGCAGCGTATCATAGGTCATCGTCATCGGTTACATCACCTCCTGAATGTCTATATCTCCTAAAGTGCTGACGACGGTAAAAGACAGCGTTGAATGATCCTCGTCATAGCTCAAATCATAATGCTGCACATCAAGGATGCGGTCATCCATGAGCAGCGCCTCCTTTATCCGATACTCCAGCTCTGCTCGCACGAGAATGGGATCTTGTCCGATCAAACTTCTCGCATGGATTCCATATTCATCGCTATAAATCGAGTAGTATTCCTTTTCTGTCGACAGAATCTTGTATATCGCCTGCTTCAAAGCCGCTGTACCGTCCGTCATGCCAATAAACCGGTTGCGCTCCAGGTCCAGCGCATAGGTGTAAGAGGCCATCGGACGAAGTTCTTGCTCCATGTCAGGCAGCAGCCTTGCGCCTTGTGGAATCAAACGCTCACCACCTTATCGAGCACCAGATAGCTCTGTCCGCCCTGCACACGCAGCAGAATGACCTGATCCCCTGATTGAAGACCTTCTTGCAAAATTGCTTTCTTGCCCGTTCCTTCGTTCGAATCACTGGAGCCGCTGGAACCCGAAGAAGCACTTCCCCAAGTCACTTCACCAGTCGTCAGGTCAAGCTCCTTCCTCATCAAGCTTTCGGGTACAATTAAAAACGCCTCACTCAGCGTGAAGCGTTGATCGACTTGAATTTGCAAAGGCTGTGATTGAAGCACAACCCCATATATAATACTCACTGGCGCAGATGCATTCGTTGTATTTAATGCGATCTTCTTAATTGCTGTTGACAGCATCATTTCTCACCACCCTCATCGTTAAGCTCATCGTGTGCTCATCTCCTGCAAACTTATGCTCACAGCTCTCTACAAGCATGTATTGGCTTAATTGAAGATCTTCAATTTCAAGCCATATAAAGCAGCCTGCGCGAATATTGAGGTCCCCTAATGAATCCAGCTTTAACGTTTCCGTTTTCCGATTGTACAACTCAAAGGTTGCGTCCAGAATGTCCTTAATCTGGCCATCATTCAGCTTTTCATCAATGGATTTGTAATATTTGAGGTTCCCCCACTTGCGAATGTTGTCGGGATCGGTTCTCGTGAATACCCTGCGAGTCCCCTTTTCCTTGTTCTCTTGAATAAATTGAACGATGTTGTAAGTCTCTTTATCTATGGAGCTCTCATAAGAGAAATCCGTTAACAGACTCTTATCCCCGATAACACTTAACAAGGCCATTTGGCGAATATTTTTGAGCGCAATGGAGCCAAAATCATCATACATAATAAACATGCCATACTTCGCCATATAGGTCTGATCCAAAGCTGTGCAGATAATATCGTACAGCTTCTTTTTATCATGAATAGCATCAGGCAGTGGATACTTTGTATCTGCAATCATGCCTGTCTTCAACCCATAATCATTGGCGATCTTCTTTAGAAGTGCAGCTGCAGTAATTTTCTTTTCAATAATATAGGTATCCGTCATATCAAAATAACGAAGCTGATCGTAGGCCGTGATGGAGACAGAGCCATCCATCTTCTTGCTGATGCTGAATAGATAGCCATAGAATACCGGGGAAGTCTTCCAAGTGCAGCGTATAGCAGCGCCCTCCTCCAGCTTGAAATCCTTGCTCTGATAGATTCCTGTCAGGGTAAGATCAAACTTGGCTACCCCAGCCTTGCCGCTTCGCTCCGTCTTCCATGTTAAGCTGCTGACAATCTCCGTAATATCCCAGATAATGCCGTCCTTATTTTCCAGGTTGACGATTAGCATTCGGTATGACCCTCCTAGCCGCATAGAACCGGTACTCTTCCAAATCCAGCTTGAAATAGACGCAGTCATGCCCTGCTTCTTGACTATAGGTGAAATTTTTGATAGTTACTGGAAAGTTGAGGTTGAACATATCACCTACCATCGTAAAGCGCAGCGGGCGTTTCTTTGTCATCCATTTTTCGATTCTTTCGATACAATACTGGGGAGCTAAGATTTCCTCCCAGACCTGATAATGAATCGATTGTTTAGGAAATTCACTCTCAAATGAAAAGGTTCGTAGCTTAGGTGATTTAATGGTTGCAATCTGGCCTAGCTTCGAAATCTCATATGTGGAGGTATCATTTCCTCCGGTGATTTCAATTTGAGAAGGATTTACGGGAAATAGAAGCACTTCCTCCTGGTTGTTGTAGGACAGCCACATTCTAAATTCCTTAAGAAGCTTGGCAAGCTCATGCTTTCTCGGTTGCTTGTAAGCCGCAGCTGCTGGAATGTAACCACCTTTCATAATCATACAAATACCCCCTCTGCTGCACCGACCATCTCTTCTTCTAGCGTGTTCGCTAATCGCTGCACGACCGTCTTAAAGTCATAACCGCTATTAATATCGCCCGTGGTTAATGATACTTGAGGCGTTAACGTAACAAAGTTCTGGATACTCTTCATCTCAGCCAGTTCTCGCATCGTCTTCAAGTCATCACTTGAAATATTGACCGTCTCGTTGACCTTGTTAATTTCACCAATCTTGTTGATATTGTTTAGATTTCCCCCTTCAGCTACAGCCGTAGCTGAGGCAGCTGCTCCGCCAATACCAGCTCCAAGGCCGATGCCTCCTCCGGTTCCAGTAGGTTTTATAGGGGAAGACCCCTTTTCCCACTTATTCCAAAGGTCTCCCTGCTGGCCTCCAGGACCCAGCTTATTCATGTCTGCGAGCTTTTTGTCTGCTTCTTCTTTCGCCTTAGCTGCTGCTCGATCATTGAGCATCTTATCTACTTTTGCTTCACGATCAACTCTATTGGCTTCTGCCTTTTGCTCCATTTCCCCGATTTTAGCATTTCGCTCCTGCTGTTTCTGAGCATTTTCAGCCGCAATTTCAGCAGATTTCCCCACATATTGAGGGATCACTTCTATTGCGACGCCAGGGATATTTTTAAGCAAATTAATAAAATCGTTAATCATATTGATACCATCATTAATAATGGCCTCAAATAACAGTGCAATACCAAGCTTGATCGTATCAAAGAAATTAAGCAAACCATAAAAGCCCTTCATAATAAAGATCCATGCTTGATCAAAGAAGTTGAGCACAGCATTCCAAGCTCTCATCATTGCTGCTGCAAATGCATCATTAGTATTCCACAGCAGAACAAATACTCCAATTAAAGCAACGACCAGCATTACAATTAGTAGAATGGGGTTGGCTGCCATAACAGCATTCAGCACAGTTTGGGCCGCTGTCACTCCTTTGGTTACGGCATTCCAAACGGTTTTTGCTGCAGTCATCATCTCAGTAGCCATGGTTGTTGCCATAATGACCGCTTTATAGATCACAAATCCCGCGATAACAGCTCCTAAGATCGGGAGGATAATGTTGAAGTTCTCAGCAATGACTCTGGCTACTCCGCCTACAACATCAGCCACACCAAGAAAAACATTGATAAGGAAACCCGCCATTGAAGCTAACTGATTCATAAAATCAATGCCCGCCGGTGACTGCAGCCACATGATCAGTTCCTGCATTCGTTGAATAATCGCTTGGAAAGGACCGTCAGCCTGATTAAGACCTAAGAGCCACTGTCCCCAGATGTTTTGAAGCTGGGTCATGCTCCCGCTAAAAGTTGCAGGCATCTCATTAAACGCACTATTAAGAGACCCTTTCTGATTGGCAAACGCTTGAACGATTTGATCCGCAGTCAGCTGTCCTTGATCAGCCATCTCCATTAGCTTTGCTTGACTAACACCCAAGCCATCAGAGAGGGTCTTTAATGCCATTGGTGCATTTTCTGCTAAAGCAGTCAACCCATCCCCTTTCATCGTTCCACCCGAGAATGCAGAAGCAAGCTGGCTAACAGCGGCCTCTGATTGACTTGCATTTGAACCACTTAGACTCAGTGCTTGGTTGAAGCTTTCAATAAATTGAAGCTGTGCGTCATTGCTGCCGAACAATTTATTTGCACCCACACCGATCTTGTTCATGATTCCAACAGTATCGCCATACGACTGACCCGTACGCTGCGCTACATCAAATACCTTTTTTTGAAGCTCTGCATTCGTTTGCGTTCCATCATTGAATAAAGATAACCTTGTATTCATTTCTTGCAACGTTTCAGCCTGTGCCATCATGCCTGCAACGGTACCAGATGCGGCTACTAATTGTTTCATGCCTGCTTGAGCTAATTTCAAAGCTGTCCCAAATCCGCTAGCCTTTTTTTCACCTTCCTCCACCTTCTCATTCACTTTATCTTGACTGTTACTCATATCAATAATGTGATTGTTAATAGTGGGAAAAATATTGACTACCCCCATGAAAAGCAATCGCATATGAGCTGTTGATTGGTTCATTTTTTCAACTAATTGCAAAGATCTCTGGATTGGCCTAGGATCAATAATTTGAAGTGAATCATTTCCGGTGTATGGGACAATGGACATTTCAGACATTCATTCACCCACTTTCTATCATGAACAGAACAACAAAGGCACTCCTTGAAGAAGTGCCTCTATCATTCCATCACTTATTTACTTTCACACAATCAAGCTTGCTATTTGCGTTTGCTTGATCGCTTCATCTTGTCTTCCTGCTCCTTCTCGGCTTTCAATCTCACATCGATCGCTGCGATGAGAAAAGCCTTCTGCCGATGGTTCAGCTCTGCAAACTCCCACGGCATAATGCGGAGCTTGTGGAGGGCGTAGTAGGCGTAGTTCGCCTCTGCGTCGCCCCCCTCGATTAGTTTTTTGCTTCTTCCACTTGCTCCTGAAGAGACAGGTTGAAGCCGCTAAGGTCGCTGACCTTCTCTGCAAGCAAGGAGAATTCGCCCGCTAGCAGCATCTTCTTGAGCAAAGAGTCTGCTCCAAGCACGCCATAGGACTGCTGAAGCTTCGCGTCCTTCAGGTTAGGAAATACCGTTCCCTCAACTGCAACCTTCGTCAAATATTCGTTGTTGTCGAATTCAACGCGGCCCTTCTTGTCCTTCTTCGTGCACGCCTTTTTAATCTCTGCGTTGATCTCTTCTGTAATTGCACGAAGCTTCCATTTTACCGGCTGACCGTCCTTGTCTTTGAATCGAGTCGAAATCACCACTTCATCGGTCAACTCCGCTGCTGCTGCGTCTGCAAAAAACAAACTCAAATCACTCATGATGCTTAACCTCCCAATACTGGATTAACAAAGTCTTCTAGAATCGAAATGTCTTCGAACGTGAAGTTCGTTTCCTCTTCCATCGCTTCACTTTCGGTATCAAGCTTAGCCATGATAACAGAGTCCAAATTCACACCATGCAATACGACTGACTGTCTGCCAATGGTAGAGGAAGGATCTTCATTAACCACCATGATGTCAAAGTACGTATCTACGCCGTTTTTGATATATTCCATCATCAGCTTGCGGAACTTCGTAGTAACATAATAGATCGTCATGCTGCCTGTACCCGACCAGCCTGTAGATTTATGCTGTGTACCGCGTTTGCCGAGCGTTTTCACCTCTGCCTTGCTCTTCTCAATAGAAGCTTCCAGCGTTTTGATATAGAACATTTCCTCTTGCTGACCATTCATTTGCAAATATGCACGGCCCTCTTGACCGCTAATCGTATCTCTTGCCTTCAAATATGCCATGTATACCCCTCCTTATCGAATCGACACTTTCATATAAATTTTCTCTACTGCATCCACCGGCTTCACATTCAGCTCACAGTATACGGCATCTGAGTCATTACCTGCTAGGACAGTTACATCCTGCTGCGGGTCAAACTCTTGGATAGCAGAGATGCCCTGCAGCTGATTCAAGTATTGAATGATCTCGGACTTGAACAAATTGCGTCCATCCTGATTGTTGTTCACTTTGCCGATATAGCTCGAATCAAAGATCTGCTTCAGATCATTCGCAATGCTGTCCAGCACGCGCACGACACGGTTTTTAGAGAATGCTTTCGTCTTCTCCGGTGTAAAGGTGATAAGCGAGTTGATATCCTGCTCGACGAGCGCACGGCCTTTGTTGTGAACAAAGACGAACTCGCCTTTCTTAAGCGCAGCTTCAACCTCACTGTTCGTATAACGGACCGTAGCATCTACCGCGTCATCGTAGGCTTGATACGTCAACGCTTCATTCACGCCGGCACCTGCTGTAGCAGCAGCTACCCATACCGTGGCTTGTGCAGCTTCAATACGCGTGCCGTCTGCGAGAACAACTCCGTTTTTCACGTTAATGATACCCTCATGATCGGCTGCAGCCGCGTTTGCCACCACGACCTGCACCTTTTTGCCTTCCTGATCGCGCAGCCGCTTCACGAATGCGCTCACGAGTCCCTTCAAGCTCTCATCTTCGCTTGGCAGAGCAAGCGTATGGAACTCATAGCGCTCAATCATGGTCAGATAATCGCTGTAGTCGCCATTGGTAGTAGTGCCGTTGTCGCCGCCAGCAAGAATGAGTCCTGCTGTAGCCGTCAATGTCGTCGCTTCATAAGTTACCCAATCGTTGGCCTTAAGCGCTGTGCCGTCATTGACCGTTTGCGTATCCTTGATACGGCCATCTACGATCGTTTGAACGTCGAATTGATTCGCATCATCGATATTCGGCTGAATCACGATCTTAATATCGTTGCCTCGTACACCGCCATGCTTCGCAGTAGCGGTAAAGGCCTCAGCAGTTACCTTAGCCTTCGTTCCCTCGTTCACACGATACAACAGCACCTGCTGCGCACGCTTCAATGCTTCTCGTACAAGCAGCATGCGTGGATGGCTGAGCGGATAGCCGAGCACCTGCTCCAATTTCGTTTCGGAATCAACTGCGATCACTTCGCGAGCCGTTCCCCAGTCTGCCACCATTGGGAAAGTGACGATTCCTCGTTCACTGACGCTGCCTACCGCACCGCCTTCTGATTGAAAATTAATATATACGCCTGGGCGTACCTTATTCTGAACTGTCCATGTTCCTCCTGCCATTATTGGACCTCCCTCATAATAAATTGTGTGAATTGTTCTTCAATTTGCTCGAGACGATATGTCTCATCTTCTTGCAGAATGACGCTTAGCACGTCCTTCTCGGCACCGCTGTAGCGTGCGGAGCGCAAGAACTGTTCCTTCGTGAATTGAGGAGACTGCTTTTGTGCTTTCTCAGCTTGATCACGAGTGGTATGAACGACTGGCTCGTTCATCATGTTGATCTCCTGCATAACTACCCTCCCTGCGCGATGAGCTCGCGCTGCTCAAGCTGCTGCATGATTGGCGGCTTGGCCGTTTGCTTCATAAGCTGAACGACATAGCTCACTCCAACATGCAGCACGCCTTCCTTCATCTCGGCCTTTACGTCTGTACCGCGGAGCGGCCCATCTTCTGCCTCGATCTCAACCAGCACTTCCAGCATCTGCTCAAGCCATTCATAGGCTTGTGCATACGTGTCGCTGTGAAGCTCGATATCGAAAGTGTATCCACGTGCGAAGCGGCCATTCATGCGCTGATCATGAGAGACCGATTGCAGCTTCACCATCAGGTATGGCTTGACTGCATCCTGTTCCACCTTCTCGGTGTAAATGGGAACCCCCACGAGCTTCGCTTGAAGACTCGCTACGATCCCACTAATAATGCCTTGGCCAATCAAAGATTGCTTCATCTCCTTTCCTTCTGCTACAGCTCCCTGCCCGAGATCTGGTAGCGAATTGTTGAGCAA